AACTGACATAATATATTCACCATCTCCTCTAAAGTCTGCAACACCTGTTTGAGTTCCTAAAGCACTTGATCTACTTGCTATATCATAATCACCTGATTGAATAAAAGCATCAATAGAGGTTGTACCAGATGAATTTATTTGATCGGTTCCGGTTTCATGAGCATAGTAAATGGATGCACCATATTTATTTGTTATACCTTGAATTGGAAAATTAGGTAAAGCGGTTGAATTGTATTCCGTTGCATAAGGCAAATCAAAAAGTCCTTGATCTAGATAACTGGTTCTAGCTAATGATGAAGTAGTCCAACATTTTTCTGCGTAATTATATACTACACATCTGGTAATTTGTTGAGATCCAAACTCAGGATAAAACCAATTAATTTCATTATACAAAGTATTATGCTCTGCATAAACTAATTGATTTGCACTTTGATTAATTCCTAAATTATCTCCTGTTGTGCTAAATATAAAGTCTTCAACTTCACAAGGAATAGATTTTACAGTACCATCATAAGCAAAAAATCCACCTTCACCAGACATCCAAAACACAATACCATTAGAATAGCTTAATGCGTTCTGTCCAATCAATCCACAGTTAGTGCCAACTTGTCTAACTGAAAAAGTAAATGGTGGTCCAACAAATTGAATTACATATGCTGATGTATCTGTTAAAACCAAAGTATAATCTTTACCAGACACTGCTCCAATAATTTCATTACCTTTATCTAATCTAAATGTCCCTGCAGTATTGGTTGCTGTTGGTTGATATACGTTAAAATTTTCTTGATCACTAAATCTAATAAACATTGGATCTTGTGTTGTACTATCTCCAATTGTTGTCTCTGTTCCAAAATGAAATACATGTCTATCTCTATCAGATACTTGAGTTAATCTTGTTTTAGTGGGAGCACCAGACATAACAACTGCTCGGTTTGATCTAGGAGTTGCTGCGCCTGCATCCCATGTAAATGTTTTACCATTATGAATAGTTGCAACAAGTATTTGACCAAAATTATCTAAAGACCATAAACCTGGATCCAGAACCACGTTACTAGTTGCACTTGCAGTTCCCCATGTACCTGAACTCCATGTGTCTGTACCCCAACCTAAACCTGCGGTTTGAAACGTTGGACCAACTATTTCATATGGATCTATTTGTGCTGAACCGGTGCCAGATGTAGTTCCAGCTGAATTAGAAGGCATAGTTATTTCAAATGTATTTGCAGTTTTATTTCTTACTTCAAAAGTATTATCTTCAAAATCAGATGTTGCATAACCTGAACCTGTTGGAACCGTAACAGATGAAAATGTTACATATCTTCCATCTAATAAACCATGTGATGTTTTATTTACGGTAACTGTTGGAGATCCGGATGTTGCATCGAAGGTAGCTCCAGTGATAACATCATCATCTAAAGGACTAATGTCAAAAAACTCACCTGCATAATATAAAAACAAACCTTGTGAAGTTCCTATTGCTACATATTTTTCTCCAGCGATACTAGCAAACGCATGTTGTGCCCTTGCTGAACCTGGTAAAGTATTGTTTGAATTAGTAAGTTGACTCCAACCACCTATTTTCTCAGGTAAACCATATCTAAATCTCACAAAATCGCCATCTATCCATCGACTTTCGGCTCCTGATTCTGTGACCATTTTGTCAAAACCGGCTTTAAAATTAAGTTTTTGTAACATAAATATCCAAATATTATAAAAGAGACAGCGGGTGGTATGTGGTGGTGTCCGCTGCCTCCATTATAGTATACACTATAAATCTATAGTATCAACTCAGTTAAATCATTATTTGAGCCTATTGTACCTTTATAAAAAGTATTAAAAGCTAAACTTATTCTAGTATTAGTGCCTTGTTTAGTATCTACTTGATGAGTAGTTGATGATGGAAACATTAATAATTGACCAGTTTCTACAGGAAGCCACCATGTATGAGAATTCCAAATATTATATTTATCTATTTCTGGTTTTATTTGTTGATAGCGTATTGGATTTGAAAATTTAATTTTATCATTTTCTTTATCACAATCAAAATATAATACACCTGATACAACTGAATTTGGGTGTTCATGAGTATGATGATATTCATTTTCTTCTGTATAGTTCAACCACGATTGAGTTATGTAAAGTTCTATATTGTTTTTAGGAGATATAATTCTTTCTAAATAATCTTTACAACATTGATCTAAAAACTTTTTAATATTTTTAAATTCTTTTCTATTTAATATGTAATTATCTTTTGTACTAATATTTCCTGTGTTTTTAGTATAATGATTTTTTTGTTCCTTTAAAAAATGTAATTCTTGTTTTGTAAATTCTCTATCTATTTTTGTAGAATAAATAGGAATTGGAAATAAACTTTCTATTATAGGTTCTTTCATTAATAACACCAAGATACAAAAGAAAATCTTGTTCCTTTCTTTACAGGTTTAACTAAATGTGGATATAAAAATACAGATGGAAATATTATTAAATCTCCAGCTTTAAATTTAATTTCGTAATCATCAAACATTATAAACTCACCACCTTCATAATCATCATTTAAAACACACACAATACTTAAAATAGGGATACCTTTTATTTCTCCTTTAAATAAACTTTTAATGTGGTCTGCATGTTTAGACATAATTTGATTTTTATTATATCTATTAAATCTTATTTGACTAAAACCTGACCAACCATCAAACTCTTTTCCACCAATTTTTTCAATAACAATATATCTTTCTAATGCTTTCCAAGTTAATTCATGAAATTCTTTTAAATAGCTAAGTTTATTTCCATAACATACATCAAGTTCTTTATTTCCATTTTTTGGTTTTGATTCAAATGTTAATGGATTAGTAAAGGTATGTTTTTTCCAAGTATTGTCATCAGATAATTCTTTTATAGATTTATCTATAATATTTTGAGGAATCCAATTATCTAATTTAAGTATATAATTTTTTAAATTCACACCACTAATTTAATTTATATTTATTTCAAATCCCAAGTTTGTGTTGATTCATTCCAAGTATAGTCGTTATCATCATCTGGATAAGCAACTGGTGCTTCCCATAAACAAGTTGTTTCGTTTAGTGTCCAACTATTAAAAGGTTTTGGTGGAATAAAAGCATCTTTATCCTCATCATAAGTATAACCTATTCCTGCGTAATTTTTTCTTAAAGGTGTTCCATCTGTTAAATGAACTCCTCCTCTTGTGTTGTAAGAAGTTTGTTTCCAAACAGCCCAACCTGTTAATTTTGTTAAAAAATCTATTCCATTTACTTCTTGTTCTACACCATTGGCATCATGTAAAACTTCATTTACTACAGATTGAACTTCAATCACTTTTCCATTTAATCCTATTTTTGCAAAGTTAGCCATTATCCTGTATAACTCCCTGATCCGTTAAATTGCATTATTGTATTACTTCCACTTGTTGTAACTGTTGGAGAGCCTGTTGTTGTACCTGTATAATCTGCTGTTGGTACACTTAAAATAACAACACCTGAACCACCTGCTGCTCCAGGTCTGTTTAAATTACTATTTCCACCACCGCCACCACCGCCAGTATTTGCTGTACCTGCTGTTCCACCTGTAGAACCTGGAGAAACACCAGCAGCTCCACCACCTCCAGCACCTCCAGCACCTCCTGAATTTCCTCCACCACCACCTGCTCTTGTAACTGAAGAACCTGTTATTGAAGATGCTGCACCAGCACCTCCAGCTCCACCGGGACCATCAGCTCCTACAGCACCAGCTCCACCGCCGCCACCGCCGTTACCGCCAGCAGCTCCACCATTATTTCCTTGACTTGGAGTTGTAGAAGGTGTGTTTCCAGCACCACCTGAAAAAGATCCACTAGCACCACCGCCACCAGAACCACCAGCTCTTCCATTAAAAGCACCACCACCGCCACCACCACCTGCTGAAGTTATAGTTGTTAAACCTGGACCTGAAATTGAAGATGCTGTACCATCGTTTCCTATACCACTTGGATTAGTTGCACCACCACCGCCTACTGTTACTGTAACTACTGTTCCACTACCTACTGATTGAGTAGATGTACGATAACCTCCTGCGCCACCGCCACCTCCACCATCTTCACCACCACTACCACCACCAGCTATTACTAAAAAATCTATATCTGGTGCTTGTGGAACTTCATCAGCAACTGCATCATCAACTGTAGGAATCCAACCTTGTGTTGCACCTGAATAAACTATTCTAACTGATTGTCCTGTTGTATCATATTCTGGATTAGGTGAAGTAAATCCTTGAAATTTTAAACCGTTTTGATTTATAGTAACTGCATTAGATCCCCAAGTTCTTAAATAATCTACAATTACAATGGTATCACCTACGGAAGCAGAGGCAGGTAATGTAACTGTAACAGCTCCACTTGTTGTATTAATCCAATAACCTTCACCTCCAACTGCTGTAAATGAAGAAGTTTTAATTGATGATTGCCATGATATAACGCCTTCTACAGCACCATTATCAATAACCGTAGTTCCGTCTGAAACAACACCCATTATGAATCTCCTTTTATCTTAGATAAATTAATTTTAAATTTTTCTCTAGATATATTATTGATTATAAATATATCATTTTCACCTTCTTGTAAAGTCCAACTTCCTTTAGTTCCATCTACTATATTTCCTTCAGTTTTTGCTTCATTAGATAAGTGTAGATCTCCAGTATATAAATTTCTCCATACATTACCAGAAGCTCCTAGATCATATGTATCATTTGCTCCTGGTACAATATTTCCTGTAGCAGTAATAGCCCCTGAAGTAATAGCCCCTGTAGCAGTAATAGCCCCTGTAGCAGTAATAGCCCCTGAAGTAATATCCCCTGCAGTTATGTCTCCTAAATCTGCTGTAATATCTACGATATTAGTTCCATCAGAATATAAAATTTTATATCCTTTATCCGTTGCAGTCCAAGTAGCTCCTGTTCCAGAAGTAGTTTTGAAAGTAACTGTAAAAGCACCCGATGTTGCATTTTCTACCATGTATGTTTTTTCAATTGAATCAGGGATTACAACATCAACATTTCCTGCTATTGTTCCTGTTAATCTTAAAACTTGATTTTTACCATTCGATAAAACACCATTTGAAAAAGTCAAGGTTGCACCTGAAGTAATTCCAATAGCATCATAACCACCAATTGCTTGCTCAAGAATTAGTAAATTAGTGTTGGTAAACTGTCCCCAAGTTCCTGAGTTTTCTCCGGTTTGTTGTACAGTTAATTTTAAACTAGCTGATGTTGAGTTTGCCATATTTTAAATTCCTTAAAATTTTATTTTATTCAATTTATTGTTAAAAATCAAGCTACTTCCTGCCAACCTGGAGGATCAATAGGAGCACCCCCTGTGTTAACTTCTGTCCATACTATATTTTCAACAGTATTTAATGTCATTGTCATCTCAATT